CTATTGGAATGTCAACTCCTTCTATTATAAGTTTCTCTTTTACCATTTACATCCTTTGTCTGTAGTCATCATATCCTAGCTCTAGCTCTACTTCAATTTTAAATAGCTTATCTCTTACTACTTTCTTTTTAGTGTAGTTAGTTGCTTTAATCTTAGCTACTGCTGTTAGTTCGTCCCCATTCTGTAGGTATATCTCAGGACTAGACATTAGCTCTAGTAACCAGTTGCTCTCCTCCTCTGAGATCCAGTCAGACATTAGCTTAATAGTTTCGCTTTTCTTTGTGTAGTATGTAACCTTTTCGCGCTCATTCATTGAGTACACTATATCGTTGCCTACCACAGTATCTACATTTACCTTCATGTCTTTACGTTCTATGTCAGTCATAGATATATCGCCTAAGTAAAAAGTAAAGCTATCAAATGCTCCTAAGTTGTTTTGGAATATTAAAGTATTAGCATTGTACTTACAGCTTTCCTCTAGTACAAAATATTTCTTTTCTGAGGCAGCGATACCGCCCCCATCTAATCCCATTATATAATATCTAAGCGTATCATCTGTAATAATAGGCTGCGAGCCTATAGTAATCCACGAGGGGTCTATGTTATTTAAAGTAGCAGGAGCAGATGGCACAAATCTTATATTTGTAGGAGGAATTGGAGAAGCATCTATTTGAACTATAGAGGTAGCTCCACTTGCTAAATAACGAAAAATCAACATTGAAGGAAACCCTCTAAAATAAAGCCATCCATGAGAGTTTAAAGACACCTTGTTATTGTCAGGCATATTAGTAAGAAATTTTTTCTTAGTACCATTTAACTCGTAATCTGTTTCATCCCAATTTATAAAAGGTCGCTTTTCTAAAGATGCATTAAAAGCCTTTCTGCTTATGTCTATTTCTTCGTCTGGATATTGTACTACTGTAGTGCCGTATTCCTCGCCAAACTTTACGATATAACTTAGTGAGCTATTAGTAGCTTTATAAAAAGCATCCGTTCCTGTAGGATCACCTACATCACTTGTTAGAGCCGACTCTAGTACTCTATGGATGTCTACCTTTCCCTTGTTGTCCGATGGTCTTGCAGGGATTCTTAAACGTACTGTTTTAGTTACTGCAAAATTAATATAGACATCTACTAAGTATGCAAAGTTTGGCTCTGCTACATTAGTGGACTCAATAAGGTACTCCATTTTGTTATAAACAGGCGCAAAATCTTTAGGAGTTGCTAGTATAGTTATTGCCATTTATTTTAGTTTTTTAAATGTGTCAGTTATTATAGTACTTATATCTTTAGCTCCTGCCTCTGCTAAGTCTTTTTGTAGTTTCTCTATTCTCGCCTCTGTCACTACCTTGTCATAAAAGTGGTTACCTCTTATACCGTTCTGTTTCCAACTTCTAGCCATTGCAAAAGCCTGCGAGTCTTTAGAGCCTGCTTTATACTGCTTTCCTGCCAAACTTGTTATCGTAGTTCCTTTAGCTACAAATAAACCTTTATTATTCATCCACTGTTTAGCAAAGTAAAAAGGTATTTTACTAGCCGACATATAAGAGTAAGGTGTGTTATTCTTAACTGTCTTAGTACCGTTTACTCCCTTGTTTACATAATCGTAATAGTCTTTAAGTTTAAGTTGAAACAAGTAACCTTTACCATTTACTACAGCAGTAAACTCTATCTGCTCTGCTAAGTCTCCAGAAACATAAGCCTTATCCTTAACAAGCTGTGCTTTTAAGTCCTTTTGCATCTCATTGCCAAAGTCCTCTAGTACTTGCCTTATTGTGCTATGTGGTGTTACTAATTCGTTCATCTTCTTTTTAGTTCTTCCATTCTACGCTGTGCTGCTTCTGCTTTTTGTTTCTCTTTTACAAAGCTGCAAATGTTTAGAAATTCAATTACGTTCATCTTTTCGTAGTAGGGTCTTTTTGTAAAGTCTCCATTGCAGAGATTATCGAGGGTGGCAATCCAACCCCATCGCTCTCCAAATCCTTCGCTACCTCCATAATTGCGATCCTGCTCTCCTCTGTCATCTTCTCCAGTTTCCGACTCAAATAGTCCTGAGTAGTTTGAATTAAGCTCCGAGATAGATTGCAAAAAAAAACAGCTATCGGATACGCATCTTCTATAGACATGGTATTACGTATGTCATCTGCTAGGTTACGAAAGTAACTAGGCTCAATAGCCATAACCTTATTATTTTTGTCTACTGGGAATATAACACTAGCTAATATGTCAGGCATCTGCTCTATGTGTACGTTAGGGTTATCTGCAAAGCCTTTCAAGTAAGTTGTGAAGCTCATGTATTGCCCTGCCTCCAAATCGTTAATATGGTTAACTATTCCGTACCTTTTACCGTTAATAGTAAAGTACTGTTTAAGTATTCTACTAGGCTCAACTAATAAATGCGAAAGGTCTATAGCTAACTCAGAAGGTTTACACTTTAATACATCCTTTCTGTCATTGAAAATACACAATAGGTCGATAGTCCTAGTGAAAGGGTTATCATACTCAGCACTACGTATTTTGTTTATCTGAATGTAGTCTTTTACAAGTACCTCCTTTAGGCTCTTTGGTATTCTCATATTGTCTATTGTAAAATTATTTAATAGTTGTATAATTAATATACAAAATACTTACCGCTTGCTTTCATAGTTTTTAAAGCGTGGTTGCATATTGCCCTTGACATTACATAATCATCATGCAAGCCTACAGGAGCTGAGTACTTTATTGCTCTAGTCTTTAGGTTGTATTCGTAGGTAAATACTTCTAGCTCATTAATCTGCCAGTCGTGTCCTATTATCCCTATATCCTTATTCTCGAACTTTACGATTAAGTCCTCAACTATATTTTGTTTGCTTTTGGATGTAGTAACGAAAGGTTGAATACTATTTTTATTATATGCTACCTTGTTTCTTATCTGCTCGAAAATAGCATCCTGCGCTCCGTTGCTTTCTACTAATGTATTAGGTCTATACTTATTTAACTGCTCTACTATGTTATTAATAATGCTGCTCCATTCCATGTGCCTCCACCGTTCAGAATATACCTCTATATTATTTGAGTCTACAATAGTTAATACTGTATAATCGTCCGACCTACCTAAGTCAATCCCTGCATAAAGGCTAGACGTGTTTACAGACGTTTTAACGCATTCTTTTATATTTCTGAATACTGAGCTACCATTGTCTAAGAACTCCGCTAGATACTCTTGTTTAAATACATGGTCTGGTAGATTCCTTTCTGCTTCTCTTATTTCTTCGGGGTCTATAAATGGGTTATCGTATGAGCTGCCTCTAAATGAAATGTAGTTGCTATTGTGTTCGGCTAAATTGAATAGGTTATAAAATTGGTTTTTCCCCTTTGGAGTGGATAGTATTAAAACCTTTTTACCTCTGACTAATACAGTAGCTTTTAGTACTTCATTCCATGCTTCAGGTCTAAAGAATGCAAACTCATCGCATATAAGAGCATCAAAGGTCTCGCCTCTTATACTATCGTAGGCATCTGCACTATAGAATTGAACTGTGCTACCTGTAGTAAATTCTAGTATTAAGTCTCCTTTGTTTACGTTGGTAATAAATGGGCAGCCTATAACAGCTTTCTCTATGTCCTTAAATACTTTCTTTGCTTGTTTGTATATTGGACTAACCCAGCCTATTTTCCAGTGGCTATTTTCTAGCGCCCATTTAATGCTTTGATTTTCGCCTAGTGTAGACTTCCCAAACTGCCGACCTATAGAAACTATGCAGTATTTAATATCTGTATCTAAGGCTCTATGTATCTCCCTTTGTTTTGGGTGTGGTCTATATAAATCTACCTCCTCCAATTTAACCCCAGTTTGTTTTATAAGTTTTTACTGTATGCTTATGCTCTATCACTTCGGGTTCATTCAACCCCATCATTTTAGATATTGCTTCTAAGGCTCTTATCTTATCGGTGTTCTTAGTTTGGTTCATTATCCTATAAAAGGCTTGTTTATCTTCTTTGGTTAGCGTATTGTCTGCTCCTAATTGGAATGTATAGTCTGCATCTGAAATGATTTGCAAGTAACCTTGTAAGATAAAAGCCCTGTCTATTCCATGAGTTTCTGATAGCTCTCCTTTTAGTTTGTTGATAGTTAGTGCTATGTTAGTTTGGTTTGCTAACTGTGAAGCATTAACTTTTATCCATTCAGCATCTTTATTCTTTGGGCTATAAGCCTGTCTGTAGGCTTCTGTTTGGTTACCTAGTGTAACGCATAGCTCTGCAAATTTCTGCTCTTTAGGTGTTAGCTCCTTATCCATAGAACTCAGTCTTATCTAGTTTAAACTTTCCTACTCCATTCTCGTTAAAAGAACATATTATATACTTTTTAGTC